GGTCAAGCCGGTGCCAGCGGGCAAGAGCACCTTGTCGGCCAGCTCCACGCCGTTCTTGTAGAACCGCAGGTAGCCGTCGTTCGGGTTGAAGCTCATGCCCACCTTCACGTAGGTGTCTGCCACCAGCGCGATCGCGTCCGAGCCGACATAGACGGCGGTGTGACCGTCCGCCTTATAGGCCGTATCGAACTGGTCGCCGTCGGTGCCGAGATGGTGGAAGCCAACCCAGTTCTCGTCAGCCATCGAGCCGGCAGTAGCCGTGATCGGCACGGTTGCCGTCAGCGTCATCTGGTCGCCGAAGCCGATGAACGTGTCGAAAATGGTGTCGGCGATCGAGCTAACCTTGCAGCGAGCTTCGAAGGCAAACTGCCCAGCCGTCGAGAGGAGCTTGACCGGCAGACCGACGGTGGCAAGTGATGCCCCTTCGTCGTCGCCGTCGGAGCCAAGCGTGATGATGCCGCCGACGGCCGGGGTAGCCGGCAGCAGCGTGCCGCCGGTGCTCGTGAAAGCCTTGTAGTAAGGCCCCCAGTTGGCTTCGGTGGTGGGCGTGGTGAAGGCCGGCGTGAGGAAGTCGTCGCGGAATGCGACGCCATCCACGCGGCCGGACATGATCTCATCCCACGGGCAGCGGGCCCACAGCCACGGGCTGACGTTGCGGCCCGTATCGGCGCCACGGTACAGAATCGGGTTCGTCATAAAGGATTCCTTTCCAAGTTCACTTCGCCGCCCTGCCCCCAGAGCGGATTTTCAGCCCGCCGCGACGCTCGCAGCGGGCTCGGGACGGCCAGTTGGCCGGAACCTGCAAACCCTTTCAGCAACTAGGCGTGATAGAAAATCGCGTTGCGGCGACGGTCGATGCACAGGTAGTTGTAGGAAAGGTCCACGAACACCTCGTAAGCGTTGTGCTGACCACTGCGCGGCTTCGCGTCGCCCTCGCGGAGGTAGTCCCCCTTCAGGCAGATGGGATAGAACGTGCTGTGGTCGATCATGTAGATCGGGTCGCTGGTGTCGGCGTCGAGCTGCGGCACCCAGCGGATGGGGTGCCCGCGGAACGCCATCGAGAAACCGTCGATCGAGGCAATGTCTCGGCCGAGGTTCTCGTTCTGCGACTCGCCCACGTCCTCGAATTCCGAGAACTTGGTTTCGTTGGTGTAGAGGCGATACCGCTCGCCCTTGCCGCCGCGGTAATCGTCGATGTCCACCGGCGACTTGAACCGGATCTTGCGGTGGCCCGTCCGCATCGCCTTGATATAGCCCTGCTTGGGCGGCGTCGCGGTCGAGTAGCGGTGGGTGTAGTTCTTGAACGTCGGGCTGGTGGTGGTGCTCACCCCCGCCACGTCCGTCCACGAACCGGGATAACCACCGTTGAAGCCGGTCGTCGCGTTCTTGACCACCCAGTACGGCAGGCCGTAGGGGTCAGTCTTGTTGGTGTTGTCGGTCGGGCTGGTCCAGGCCTTGGTTTCCAACTCCTCGACCAGCGAGATCATGGCGTCGGCCCGCCGCGGCTTGAGCACGTTGGTGACCAGGGCCTCGCCCCGGTTCATCAGCGTCTCTTGGTAGTAAAAGCCGTAGGAGGTGACCGCGTGCCGCCAGGGAATGTTGAGCTGGTCGAGCACGTCGGTAATGTTGGCGTTGTCCAGGTCGGACAGGCCCACGTGGCGGGCGGCGCCAGACAGCCGGTTCATCAGCGTCCGCTGGATGCCGATGCCCGAATCGAACATCACCTTGTCTTTCTTGAACCAGACCGGGAACACCTCGTAGTCCACGAGGTTCTGAGCGATCTGTTGGAACTTCATCCGGCCCAGCTCTTTGAGCGTGCCTTTGACGAGATCCGCAATATCCGAGTCGGCGAGAGTGGCCATTGCTGTGTTTCCTTACACGGCCGCTCCGGCGCTAGACTTCCAGAGGCACATCGTCTGCGTCCGCGAAACCACGCTCCCGGTAGAAGTTGTTGGCGAAGTTGCCAGCAGCTTTTTCGGGGGTAGCGGGCTTCGTCTTGCGCGCGGTGGGCCGATTGACGGCCTGCCCGCGGCGGGCAGCGATTTCCTTGGAAATCTTCTTCCGGGCGAGGGTTTCGGTGTGGGCGTGCTGCAACGAATGCACGGCACGTTGGAAAAGCTCGTCGTCGCTGGGGCGCTCGAAGCCGTTGCGGAGGTCCGTGTCGAGCAAGGCGCTCATGGCGGAGTTGATCCGCATGCGCTCCTTGACCGCCGGGCTGTTGGGATCTTTGCGGAGCAGCTCGGCGAGCGACTCCTTCCCAAACACCTCGTGCAATTCCTCGGGCAAGTCCGCGAAACGAGTGTCCATCGCGTTGGCGAACCGACGCGATTCCTCGGCCTGGAAAGAGCCGGCAACATGGGCCAGCACCGCTTCCAACTGCGACACTTTCTGATGCTGCTGCTGCAGCACCTGGTCGTAGTGGTCGTTGATGCTGTTGATGACGGGGATCGTGTCCTCGTCAAAGATCGCCGGGTCCAAGTTGAGCTTGAGTTTCTCAAACGGACGCGACGCTTCGCCGGCGGCATTGGGCTTCGCCGGCGGTTGTACGGGTGGCTGGCCGTTGGCCTGGCCAGTGGGGGGAACAGCGGCAGGCGGCTGCTGGCCGGAGGGTTGATTTGGAGCCGCGCCTGCCTGCCGCTGTTGTTCCTGTTGCTCTTGGTACTGCTGCCAGGCCCGCAGATTGCGGCGGTCGATCGCGGCCAGGGTCCGCTGGAGGGCGTCGGGGCCGAGCTCGCGGGCTTCCTCTTCGGTGAAGTCGTACTTCTTGGCACGAGCGAGGAGGGCGGCGTCAAAGCCGTCGTCGGTGTCATCGGCGTCGCCACCGGCGCCAGCTTGGCCCTCTTCGATGAGGACGTCCGAATCCTCGTCGCCTTCCGCCGGATCGCCGCCTACATCAGTGTCGTCGTCCGGGTCGCCGAGCTGCGGGACGGCCGGCCGGCCGGGAAGAGCGGCTTTGGCTGCCGCTGTCGGGAAAGGTCCCTTCGACTTGCCGTTCTGAAAAACGGCCGGCTTGCCGTTGGATTTGGCGGGCTTGGCCGGGGCCTTGGCAACTGGAGCAGGAGCAGCCTTCGCCGGCTTCCCGTTCTTCGCCTTGGTCGCCTTGGCCTTCTTCAGCTCGTTGTCCGGGGAAGCCTGGCCATCGACCGGAGAATCGTCGTCCGGGTCGGCATACTCCCGCATCGTCGGATCGTCGAAATCCGTGTCGGCCTTGATCCGGTCGAGGCGGCTGACGGGAGCGGAGCGGGCAACTGGTGCGGCAACCAGATCATCGGCGGGTGCGGATTCGGGAGCTTCAGCGGTTGCGGCGGCTTCCAATGCCATAACTTCGTGCCCTTGAACGAAAAAAGGGAGCCATGCTTTGAAGCACAGCTCCCCCTAAGGAGCACGTTGGTTAGGGCCAACTTGGCGAGTAGCTACTCTCGCCTTCGACCCACTTCAGAGTAGCCGTGCATCGCTGCGCGGCTCCCTTGATCAAATTGTTCGTACCAGTTGTGGGGGCGGGATTTGAACCCGCGATCTTTGGATTATGAGTCCAACGTGTTGACCGGCTACACTATCCCACTATTTTTATTGCCGTGGCTAGTTTTAACCATCCAAAGCGTCGGGACGTTGTAGGTGAACGAGTAATTTCGCCACCGCGGAACCTGAGTTGCGAACCAGTTTTTCGCATTGGCCGGAAACGCCAGCCACGCAACAGCGCCTGCCATCAGGCTAGTGAGCGTCGCGAAAAATCCTCTGCGGTCCATCGTCTCACCGATTCTGCGGCATCGGATCACCGTACCCGGCGTTCCGATCGTAAAACCCCATCGCCCTTGCGTGTGCCCGGCGGTGGCCTTTGCTTCTCAGCACCGGCCGCCCTGCTCCATCGTACTCCGTCTGGACCCCTGAGCGTTGCAAAACTGCTTGAGCTTGCGGAACGTCCTCGGGGTTGACGGCCATCGTTTCGGAGTGGATCGGGTACTTCGCTTGGACAGCCTTCCGCTTGGAATTCTCGGAGGCCACAGGCGTTACCTCTATCACATCTCCTAAGCTCTTGTCAAACCGATATACCCGTTTAATCGCCGGCATGGGCGTGCTCCTTCACGCGAGGGTGATTGTTGAAATAGTTACCGTCGTGCTCGGTAGAGGGCAATGATTTCCCCGAAGATCAACTCCTGAAGGCTCAGGATAGCGTCCGCCAGCCGCGCATCCAAAATGGCCTGCATCTCAGCAGCCGGAAGCGCCAGCGACTCCTCATCCATCCCAAAATTGGTGGTCGCAAACGGCCGTTTCCCAGCGTAGTTCAGTCGCACATCTATGCAGACGACGGTGAGCGGACGAACCACCTCCTGCGGATAGCTCCTCAAGCTAGAGAAAGAGCCGAGATCACCAATCGCCTTTTTCACCTCGGATTCGATGCGCGATTTGTCCACCCACGCCGGCAGCACGCTATCCGAAACACCAACGCTCATGAGAAATTCTCCTACCCAAATGATCTGAGCATCCCGGCCATCTCCGCCGGCTGCTTCTCGTTCCCGAACATCATCGACATAGCCACTTCATCTTGGCTTCCGCGGGTTGGGGCCGATCGGTTCACACGCTCGTAAGTCCGCGAAGTATTCGCCGGCATTCCCGGCGGCGGCATCACGGGCCCGCGGCCGGGCTGAGCTTCCCCTTGGGCGTAGCTCAGAATCTGATTCAGCTCGGGAAGTTGCATGTACTTCGCCAGCAGCTTGAAGAACCGTTCCCAATCCACCGCGACGCCCGATTGTTGCAGGATGGGCATGGCGGGCAAGAGGATCTGCGTCACGAACTGCGTCACGGCCGAAGCCTTGTCGGCCGGCGATTGCGACGTCAACGAGTAGGGATCGACCGAGAAGTTGTAGTGGAAGAACTCGCCCATCCGCCGCTGGGCGTTGAACATGATCGGGATGGACAGGTTCGTGCCGGGGATCGGCTTGGTGAGCGGCAGTTGGATCAGCGGGTCGTTCCACAAATACCACGCCTGCTTGGTCATAATCGACTTGGTGAAGGCGTAGGTCCGCTCCTGCATGTCCTTGACTTGCTCGCTGGAAGATTCGCCCATCAGCCGGTCTTGGCCGACGGTTCGCGACTGGGCCGCCAGCCCGCCGATCGAATCCCAGTTGCCGCCCAGGTAGGCCAACATCTGCTTGGCCCACATCACCATCCCGAGCGTGGTCTGGTCCGCGCCGCCGGTGGTGAATTCCTGAACGCCTTGCGGGTGGTCCATGTAGATCGTGTCGCCGTCGTCGTGCTCGACAACCCGCTGACCGTCCGCCGCCGCGTGCCCCTGGACGCCCAAGAGGGTTTTCCGCCGCTCTGCCCCGCGGGCTGCCTTGTTGAACAGCCGGTTGGTGATGTCGTGGAGGTCGAGCCATAGCCGCGCCGGCCCGAGCTTCATAATGTTGCCCGGCACGTCGCCGTAGCCGAGCAGATCATACATGCCGGTTTTCGGCCCGGTCCACGGCTTGGTGTGGAGCGGCAGGCTATCGAGGCCATCGGCCAGCGTGAGGACGATCCTCTCCCGCGGAAGCCAGACGTCGATCAGGTCCACCATGTCCTCGTACTCTTCCGTGATCGGACCCTCGCCCTTGGAGAGCGTTTCCGAGTGGATGTCGCCCTGGGAGTTCTGCTCGCCGTCGGTCATGTTGGCGGAGAGCTTGGAGCGAATCCGGCGGTCGAAGTTGGGATTTTCCTTGGCCCATTCCAGCGGCACGCTGAAGCGGTCCCCCATGTGGCCGACTTGGTCGAGCCGCTTGGCCGTCATGTCCCAGAGGAAATTCTCCGTTAGGACCGGGTCGGCGAAGAATTCGCCGGGGTCGTCGGGGTCGTGGGACGTCGAGACGCCCGTTTTCATCACACCGAAAGAAAACATGGCCGACTGAACGCACTCGCGGATGCCGGTAACGAGGTTGATCTGGTTGGCCTGGAAGTTTTGGGCCAGCTCCAGGTCGGCAGCGCCGGGGAGCAGCTCGGGGAACGTGGTGGTGACCAGGGCCTGCAGCGAGTGGGGGCTGATCCGCTGCTGGAAGATCGAGTTGCCCAGCGCGACCATGTTGATCGGCACTTTGTCGGACGAGCCGTTTTCCCCGTAGTTGAAGCCGACAAGCTGCTTGATCATCTCGAAGTTTTGTTCGAGATACTTGCGGGATCGCTTCTCGCTCCACCGGATCGATTCGCGGAGGCGAGAGACGTCAGTGGGGGATTCGGGGTCGAACATGGGGCGGGCTCCTTCCCGTGGCGGCTACTCAGGCTGCACGACGTTGATCCATTTCGATCTCGCCGCTCGGCGGAAATGCGAGCGGAGAAAACTGAGAGCCTCTGAGTAGGTTTCTCTCTCGTCCAAACTGTGCGGCCTTCCGGCCAAGAGGGCGATGGTGAGCTGAGCAGCCTGTACCGCCTGGGTCACTTCCGGGCCGGTCAGGCCCATGCGATACGGCTCTTTGGGACAGATGGGTTCAATTTCCGGGTAAGCGCTCATGCTAGTAAGAGCACCTCCCGCCCTTGGGCATCTTCGGCGGCTTGTGCTTCGTCGTCCCGCCACCGTGCCCGGCGGCTTTGGCGACGGAAGCGGTGCGAATGTGGGCGGCGGTCTTGTTGGATTTGCTGGTTTTCATCGCGCGCTTCTGCTCAATAATAGGATTTCTGGAGCTTGCTCTTGCGGGATTGTATCCGACGATGAAGGAAACTTCCTACGGGAGCCTCTGGTTCGGCCGACTTTTGATCCTGCGGCTGGTCCTGAGCGCCGCGCCACGCAAGGGCATCCGCAATGACCATATCACCGTGATTCTCACCAGACGCATTGGGGTCCTGAGTCGCCTTCGCCCTTGCGTGCTCGATCGTCCCGTTGGGCTGCATGACGTACTGCGAAATCTCCTTCATTGCCTCTTCGCAGCGGTTCAGGAACTTGCCGCCGATCAGGGCCTTGGAGTATTCCGCCAGCAGCAGCTTCTTGGTCACCGTCCCCGAATCCCAGCCCGGTTTGTCCGTCTTTTCCCGGTTAAACTTCGTCTCGTCCTCTTTGTAAAAGACGTTGCGATAGCCCAGATCCTTCACCTGCTTGCTGAACGTCCCGCCCGGACCGTTGTTCTCCCAGATCAGAAAAGCGTCGTTGAAGAACCGGCACATGGCCAGGACGTAAACCGCGAATTCCCACGGCTCCAGGTGGGGCGTGTGGAACTGGGCCACCTTCTCGCCGGTCAGCTTGTCGATCACGGAAGCGACCGAGTTGCTCGACATTTCCCCGCCCTTGCCGGTGGAAAGATCGACGCCGATCGCGTACTTCCGCTTGGGGTCGGGAACGCGGCCCTTCTCGTCGAGCTCCAGCCAGAGTTGCACCCGGCCCTTGGCGTTCTCTTGGAAGATGGGCGTGCGGCCCTTGGGGTCGAAGGCGAATTCGCCGCGGGAAACCGGCCGGCGGACGTGCTGCTTGATCAGCTTCTCCAGTAACTTGGGATCGAACCACTGCCAGGCTGAGCCGGCGTAGTCGATGTCGAGCTCTTGGGCGATTTCCTGCTGGTTGGCCGCCCGCTCGCACTCGTTGTCGTACCAGGGGGATCGTATCTTGCCGTCGAGCACCCATTTGTAATCGGGCGGATAGTTGTAGTCGTGATCGAGCACCCGCAGCTCGAACCGGCCGGCGCCCATGTCGTCGCTTGTGTAGAGGCCGCGGCGTTTCTCCGGGTGCTGCGACCAGTGCATCCGAATGATGCGGTCGGGATAGGTCGCGGCCAGCTTGGTACGGGTGTCGTAGTACGCTCCGACGGCCCCCTGGGGCGTGCCGTTTAGGATGCGGCAGTTGGTCGCGTCGCGGGTGGCGTTGAGAATCGAGTATCCGTTTTCCACCGCCGGGAATTCGTCGAGCATAATGCCGGTGCGGCGGTCACCACGGGCAAAATCATCATTAGTGGACTCTCCGTCCACTGTAGATTGATTATCCTCGTTGTGCCGGTGGAGCTCGATGGCGTTGACGTTCGACTGCATCCAGCCTGGCAGGTTCTGCTCCAGGTAGTCAAACTTCCAAAAGAGCGTTTTGGGGTCGCCAGATTTATCGACGTACTCTTTTTTCCGGCTGCCGAGCAGGAACGACTGGCGACGAAAGAACTTCCACCGCCATTGGATCACCAGGATGCACAGCCACGTGGCGCCCATGTCGCGGGACTTCTCCACGAGCAGATCGTGCTTGCCGAAAGCCTCGTTGATGAGGAGGGACGCGGCCTCCTGGTACTCCGGCCACAGGATGAAAGGGCGGTCGGGAGCGTTGGGGTACTCTTTGGGCGAATAGGTCCAGCAATTATGAACAAGG